GTTTAGGACCGCTGATTTTCAACGGTCCTGTTTCGGCGGCTCATATTGGAATGGTGAATGCGATGAACGAAGAAGAATTTCAAAACAAACTGCGTGACGACATTGATTCGATTTTCTATCTCTATCAGTCAAACATGAAACAGTTTGAAAAGCAAGCAAAGGAATTTCTTCGGAACATGGTTTCGGCTGCGTGGATGGTCGGGCATTCTGCTGGGGTGCAACAATGCACTTCTTGGTGCGCGATGGAAACGGCTCCGAAGGACAAGCTTATCCTCGGAAAATACTCCGACGACCGTATCTTCCTGATTCGGTGGGTATTCGATGATGCAGAAGTCGGTCATTGGTGCAGGGTTCCCGATCAAATTTCTGCGATTCGCGAACTGACTCCTGCGCGTGACCGATTCGAATTTCCTGTTGCTTGGTCGCTAATCTCTGGAGTGTAGGCTTTCAACGAAATCGAATGACGTCTAATTCGTCGAGCGTCACAAACTCGCATTGCGTCCATTCCATAATCTGTGTCGCGGCGTGAACAATCGAAGCCGGTGTTCTCCGGCAATCGATTTCTGACAGTCGAACGATCTTCGACCGCGTCGCGTGCGTTTCTCCGTAGACCGTTCTTGCTGCTCGTATGGTCATGCAAATTCCCGACGGCGGGTTGGGAAATCTTTGTTGGGCGTGCTCAAGAGCCCATGTTGCTGTCGTGTATGTGACCCCTCCGACGATCTTCGTTTGCATCCCGTAGTGCGCTAGGATCGTTCTGACGGTTGGTCGCGTCGGGAAAAAGTAGGAACTCTCCGCTATCGATATCATTCCCGGCGGAATGTCTCGGCGTCGGCTCTTGAAGGTTCCGAGCGACTGGATGCGCTGCCGAAGTCGTTCTGGATACTGTGGGATCAATCGACCGGAAAGATGCCAAGCGACCGTGTTTCGTGCGACTCCAAGCTGTCGTGCGATTTCCGTCTTGGGAAGACCGGAATAAGCTTTCCAAAAAATTTGATAGACTGTGGCTGAATCTAGTTTCATTGCGCACTTACCCAGTAAGCTTGAAGCGGGAGAAAGTCATGCAAATTATCGAAGCACTTACGCAAGCCAAATCGGATACCGAATTCCAAGAATCGTGGGGCGAGCCCGTCGACGTCACGGAATTTATGACCGATTCCATTGGGTTCTTCAATACGAATGGATTGGGCGCGTTCACGCAAATCTACGACCGGTCCGACGGTCGCTATCGTCCAGTATATACCAACGAATCCGATCTAAAGCTGATTCGCGCGATGAGTTGGCTGCTAGTCGAAAAAGTTCCGATGGCTCAAGCCTGGGTGAATCGGCTTTTGGATTACACGGTTGGAACTGGTTTCGACTGGACCGTCAAGCACGAATCCAAGCCGGTGCAGCAAGCCCTACAAGCCTTCGTTCGGACCTTCATGGACAATTCGAAGTGGTCCTCTGAACTCGAACGGGAAAGCTATATTCGCGAAATCTCGGACGGCGAATTCCTAGCCAATATCGAATACGAAGAGGGCGACTGCATGCTGCTAACTCGCGAGCCGGACGAACTGACCGAGCCCGCGATCAAGGGTGAACTCGAAGAATGGTTGAACATTGGCTACGAAGCTTCGTGGACCTTCGGCGTTCTGACCAAAAAGAATGTTCCAGAGCGACCGCGTGGATATCATTTCGTTCGCGATCCTGCCGGTCTGGATTGGGACTACGTTTGTGAATCAAGCTGCGTGCATTGGAAGCGTAACGTGCGGTCCCGTGCGAAGCGTGGATACTCCGACTTCTACAAGCCGCACTTGTATTTACTGCGTGCCGACCGCGTCCTCACAAACACGGCTGAAGGTGCGGCAACACAAGCGGCGATTGCCTATATCGTCGAGCATGCTGCGACTAGCACGCAAGCAAGGGCGGAAAACTTGGTCGCGAAGTTCGCGGCACCGACCGGTCGCGTTGATCCTTTGACTGGGTTGGCAGAGCGTCGTCGCCGAATGCGACCTGGAACTCGCCTCGATGTTCCTGCTGGTCAACAGTACAAGTCTGGATTGCTAGGCTCGAACAATTCGCAAATCTATATCGATGTTCTTGAATCGGCGTTGCGATTGGCTGGTAGCGTTCACGCGTTCCCCGAGGGCATGCTGACCGGTTCGTATGCGAACGCAAACTTCGCATCAAGCTTGACGGCTGAGGGTCCGTTCGTCCAAGGTCGCGTTGCTGAACAGATGCAACGTGCCGAACGAATGCGTGAAATGATCCTGAAGGCTGTTCGTCACGCGGCAAAGCGTGGACGATTCAAGCGGATTGGAGTCGCTGCGTTTGAAGAAATGGAACTTGGTTTGACTATTGAAGTCGTTCCTTCTCGCGTTCTCCCTCGCGATCCCGACAAGCTTGCTCAATCTCTCGCGATCCAAAAGCAAAACGGTTGGGTATCCGACAAGACCGCTATCAACGAACTTGGTCGCGATATTGATGTTGAAGTTGCCAACGGATTGAAGGTTGGGCAGAAGCCTGGGGAAGAGCAAAAGCAAAGCGCGGCAACCGGACAAGCTCAACAATCGAAGCCACAAGAGCAAACGACGGACGGAAGATGGCTTGGCCTAAGCCGGATGCAATGGCAACGCAATCGAAAAGCTGTAGCCGATGTTCTCAATGATTTTGCAAGCGGAAAAACTCGACGCCAAGTCGCGAAGGTTCTCTTGCGATCTGTTGGAATGCCTGACCCGGATATCGAAACGATGTTGCGTGACGCGTCGGATGGGACCATTGAAACGCTTCCACCTGAAGAATTTACCGCTGTCACTGAAGCGGAACGCAAGACCTTGAATCGTCCTTTCCGTACTCCGGACGGACCGAAAAAGTTTGCTGTTTACGTCAAGAACGACAAAGGGAATGTTGTCAAGGTAACGTTCGGCGATCCAAAAATGTCGATCAAGCGAGACGATCCCGGCGCAAGGCGTGGGTTCCGTGCTCGGCACAACTGCTCGAATTCTGGTCCGAAGTGGAAAGCACGCTATTGGTCATGCCGATTTTGGTCGAAGCCTTCGGTATCGAAGCTGCTCAAGGAATCTTTCGAAGACGGATGCTTGGCCTGGGACGGTCGAACGTTTGTCAACGAATCATGGCTCTTGAAAACGAATCCGCGATTGCTCGAAGCCTTCTGTGCGACCGGTAAGGGAGGAAAGCGTAACCCTCATTGTTCACCGAAGAACAAAGGAAAGGGCAAGCAGAAGCCGCAACCAACAAAGAAGCGATCAAAGGCGGAAGACTCGAAGGAATCTCCGCGAACGCAATCAAGCGAAGCCCCAAAAGACTTCGAACGAACTTGGGAAGATGAAACCAAAACTATCCTAGACCGTGAACGAAGCCTTGGCATCGACGCATATCGGCTATCGCAGAAGGAGCACCAACGCGAATTCTTGAAGCTGCACGAAGCCTATCATTCCGATAAGCATCGGAAGGAAGCAATTGGCGACTATGATGAAATGCTCAAGAATGCTAACGCTGGTATTCCGGATGAGGCCACAAGGGAAGTAGCAACGCAAGAACTTCAAGTTTCTATGCGTGACGATTACTACAAGCAGAATCCGAAAGAAACAGCAAGGAAAAACCTTTCCGAATTCACTCCGGACGAAGAAGCAATCAAAAGCCGGATGATTGCCTATTCAAAACGAATTGCCAAAGAAGAGATTGCAAACTGGGAGTATCAACGCGATCTCGTCTCCGACCGAAGTAAAAAGGCGAACGATGACGCTAGTGCTAAGGACGCTCAAGAAGCGGCACTTCGGGCAATTGAACACCGTTCGAAGGCGGCTCATTTAGCGAGCGTTGCCGAAGCTTTGCGGCGTGGCAAGGATGTAAGTCCTGGGAACGTCTTGGCGTATCTAGGGAGCGACCGCATGCCGAAAGAGGAAACGGCTGCGTTCATGAAGAAGTACGGCTCGCAAACTACGAATTCGATGCTGAAATCGTTTGATAGTACGGGTCGAAGGTTCCAAAAAGACGTATTAGATTCGCTCGAATACGGTTCGCAATTCCGTAGCAAATTCCTAGAAGCAACGCAAAAGCAGAACGAAGCGATCAAGCAACGCTGGGACGAAATTGATAGATTGAACAAAGAAGCGACGAATGTCACAAATGAATTTTCTGCATTCAAGGAGCAAGCTGCAAGTAAATTACTAGCAAGCGGAATTTCAACGTTTGGACCAGTAGTCACGTTTGCAGATACTCGCAAGCTTCCTGAAGATCATCCTGTTCGCGTCCAGTACGATTCGTATGTCGAGAAGGTGAAGGGGATTGCTGTATCGCATCAACAGACGCTTGATTCGATTAACTCCGGTCAATTGCAAGCTGGGGTTCACGCACTTCTAGCACACGGCGATGCCGCAACAGCTAATCTTGAAGTAGGGCATTGGGGTGGTCAAAAGACTGAAGCCAAGGTGAAATCCGCGACGGAATTTCTGAAGACCGTTGTTCATCCGTCGTTGATGCCAAACGGCATGAAGGTAACGGCTGCTCTGAACATGGACCTGAACGATCAACGCGCGTACGCCAAGGTCGATGAAGCTGAAATCGTTATGTCAAGCGATGACTCTGTCGATACTTGGGTTCACGAAATCGGCCACGTTATCGAATCAAACTCAGCCGTTTCGGATGGTCCGAAAATGTCGAAGACCTTCCTATACAATCGGGCAAGGTTCACGCAAGATAAAGAAGTTCCGGAAGCGGCTCACCTTGGTGGACGCTACGGTTTCAACGAGCAACGCGTTGAAGACAAGTTGAATCGTCCATACGCGGAAAAGTGGTATCCCCAAAACGCGACCGAAGTGATTTCTATGGGTGTCGAAGCCTTGTATTCTGACCCCGTGAAATTCGCAACGGAACACCCGGACCATTTCGATTACACGATATCTTTCCTTCACGGGAAGGTGGTTCAAAAAACTCCCGATGAACCCTCCGGCGATGTTCCAGAGGCATAGGTAAAACGATGGTAGAAGAAGCTCGCTTGACCGACGAACTCGGAAATGTTTTGACCATTCGCTCGAACGGCGAAATCCTTTCCGATATTCCGTCGGTCCTGGATTTCGCTCAGACCGTCGCAAAATTTCCGCGTAAGGAATCCGACGGCATTCCGTTTATCGCAATCGCAAAGAACATTCAACGCTATCTTGGTGGCGAGTTGATGGTCTTGCGCGATCCATCGAAGGCGGACGAAAAGTTCACTGAAGCTTTCTGCCCGACCGGGAAAGGTGGCAAGCGTGACCCGCATTGTTCTCCAAAGAACAAGGGGACCGGCAAGAAGTCCCGCTTGAATGAAATCACTGAACTGAAGTCTGAAATCGAAGTCCTGACGGCGGATGATCCAAACGCTTATGAAGAGCCCGACAACTTGGAAGGCTTGGAGGATTGGTGGGAGCAAGAACTCAAATCGAAGATGGAACACTGGAAGCAAAACGGAACGCTATACGCGATCTACAAAGAAAACAATCTAGCTAGCACGCAACGGCTAGATGAAGCGTTTGAAATTTTTGAACTGTCAGACGGATACACGCCTGAAATGGGCAAGGAGTTCAACAGATACGCAAATGAAAATTGGGTAAGGGAATACAGGATTCCATCGAGCGAAGTGATTGACGACTTCGCGTCTCATTTATCGCAAAAGTTTGGCGCGTCGATTCCGGCTATACAGGAACTAAAGGACTACGGAAAAGAACTCGCTTCAGACGAAAAAGAAGCCGTTGCGAAGTTCGTCGATGGAAAGAAAGAAGAATTTTTCGATGCGAACAAAGATTACGCGTTTGGTTCCAGTCAAAAGCGGAAGGCTCTAACGTGGGTCAACGATGGTCCCGGTAGCTTCAAATTGGATTTTACAACGAGCGATTCTAGTGAATTCGCAATGGAAATTTCTACAAACAAAGTCTCAAAGCTTGGGATTGTAGCTGATTTAGTTTTCGTCGATTCAGCTGGAAGCGTCGATATCACTGGAAAGGGTGGAACGCGGACGGCGTTAGAAGTATTCAAGAAGGTGACCGCATCGTCATTGGCGTATCTCGAAAATGTTCCAATTACGGCGATGCATTTTAGTTCTGCTCAGCCAAGTCGAACAAAGCTGTATGAAAGATTGGTCCGGACGGCGGCTACTGAAAACACAAAATATACCGCGTTTCGAAATTACCAAGCTCAAGGCGGCGCATCGTTCTTTCTCGTTAGGACCGACAAGCTTGAAAAGTTCAAGGAGGTTTATAGGGCGGAAGGCTACACGGTTTCCGAAGAACAATTGGCGGACCCCTCGGCGAAAACGTTTGTCAAAATCGGCGAAGCTGAACAGAAGCTTTTGCTGCAATTGGTTGCTGGAATCGACGACAAGTGGTTCGAAGAATCGGCTTGGGCCGAATCAACTCCTGCAATGCAAGAAGCTTTTTGCCCAACTGGTAAGGGCGGAAAGATTCGAAACGATTGTCCACCGAAGAGCACTCCGAAAGCTCCACCTAGACCTGTATTCACTTCGGACGACCAGCAACGCAACGCAAGCAATGACGCTGTTGTCGATACTTTGCTGCAAAAATTCGACCAAGCTGATTACGATGCGATCAAGCGATTCAAGCATCCAAGTCCAAAGGTTCAACAGTTCCAGCGTGAACTACAAAGGTCGTTGGTTCGTGCGGGCGTTGCCGATGACCCGCATGCGTTTTATTCGACCGCTGACCGTTATATGCGGAATGGGAAGTACACTCCGGAACGCAAAGCATTGCATCAGTCCATATACCAAGAATTCTTATCGCAAGGGCAACGGCAAGACGCTCCGGTCTTTATGATCATGGGCGGCGGACCTGCAAGCGGCAAGAGTCAGTTGCTCGATAGCAATGCGATTGAACTACCGGAAAGCATGGTTCGCGTTGATGCGGATGCGTTGAAGGAAAAGCTTCCGGAATATGGTCCTATGGTTTCATCTAAGGACACTCGAGCCGCTGCGTACACGCATGACGAAAGCGCGTACATGGCAAAGGAACTAGCAAAGCTTTCGACCAAGTCTGGGTTCAACACCCTTTTCGATGGAACTGGCAACGGAAGCTATGAAGGCTTGAAGAAGAAGATCGATATCGCAAGGTCGCAAGGCATTCGAATCGTCGCGAACTATTGCACGACCGACCTGAAGACGGCTCACGCGCGGAATATCGCAAGGGCAAAGAAGGACGGTCGGATGGTTCCTCCTTCGTTCCTCGAATTCTCCCATCGAAGCGTATCGCAACTCTTTCCTAAGGCGATCAAGGAAGACCTGTTCGACGAAGCGCATCTATACGATACAACTGGAACACCGAAAAAAATCTTGACCTATCGCGATGGCAATCTTGAAATCCACGACAGCCAAGCATGGGAAGCATTCAAAGCGAAGGGCGGATACGAATATGGAGAATAATTTCACTGTAGCTCAAGCCGCATCCATCCTGGCAGACGTTCAACTTGGGCGACAACTAAGTGTTCCGGGTGCTCAAGCTGAATCATTCGCCGAAACGCTTCGACGCGAACTTATGAACTATCAAGGTTTCGAGATTGAAATTCCTACCGATTGGGACGACGATTGGTTCGAAGAAGACGACGAAATGTTCCAAGCGGCATTCGAACAGTCATCCATTCAAGAGTCGTTCATGCCTGGGGGAGGTGCGCATTGGGAACTTCAGCCACGGGGCAAGGACGGGAAATGGATCTATTCGGGCGTCGACACTTCGAAATGGTCGCAGACCAATAGTGCCGCTGCTAGTGCGAAGAAGAAGATCAAGCTATACGAAAAGCTGGTCGCTCTAGGTCAGTACGACGAACTGTTCGCGAATCCTCCGTCGATCAAGTCGAAGGTTCCGAACCAGTTTCAAAAGGGCGTGATCAAAGCACACGCGAACTTGGTCGAACTAGCCAAGAAGCTTCAAGCCGAACAGCCGAAAAACGCTGTTCCTGTTCCTGGTACTCCGATGCTCGCGGGATGGACCAAGGTTGGCGAAAGCCTCGGGACCGAAAAGGGCGGGACATATATCGGACCGGACGGTGCAAAGTATTACGTTAAGATTCCGGACAATCCTGCGCGTGCTCACAACGAGGTTCTTGCGTTCAAGCTTTACGAACTGGCAGGTGCGAACGTTGTCAAAGCGGAATTAGTTCAAGTCGATGGGAAGGTCGGCGTTGCTACGAAGTGGGAGGATTCGGCTCAGCATTCTTCTTGGGGCGACGAAGACAAGAAACTAGCGGCAAAAGATTTCGCGGCTCATGCGTGGTTGGCGAACTGGGATGCTGTCGGAGCGGGTTCCGAAAACCCGATGGATAACATTAAAAAGATCAACGGGAAAATGACCCTGGTCGATGCTGGAGGCTCGCTCGAATTCAAAGGGATGGGCGGAAGTGGCAAGAAGCCTTTCGGCGGCGATGCGAACGAATGGGATACGTTACGCGATCCATCAATTAACAAATCAATGGCGACCGTATTCGGTGGCATGACTTCGATGCAACTGGCTGAAAGCTCGGTTAAAGTTGCGTCGCTCACTCCCGGCGAAATCAAAAAGACCGTTGAAAAATACCACCCCGGAACGCCTGAAGAAAAAGAAGAGATTGCTTCGAAGCTGATTTCTCGAGCGTTCAACATTACCGCAAAGGGCAAGGACGAACTCAAGAAAGTAGTGGGAGAAACAATTCTACCGGCGATCCAGCCTGCCAAGGCTGAGCCTATAGCTACTCCGAAGACCGTCGTTACAGAACAACCGTCTGTTCCCGTGGCTCCTGCG